AGCGGCGGCTTCTGCGACTTCTTTTCCAGGAAATCCAGATCGGACGCGGCCTTGGCAAATTGCGATATAGTGCCAGACATTTCGTGGACACTTTTCCCAAAATCCACCGCCTTCTTGATACCTTTAGAGGCTGCTGACGCCGCGGCTATGCAGGTGACCGGGTCCATATCACCGCTCCATCAACCGATCAATTTTTTCTTCGAGCCGGTCAAACTTATTCATGATTTGTGATAGCACTTCAGAGCTGTCTGACTTGGTGACATATTCTTTGGCCATTTCTTCGCGGGTGCGGTTAAGCAGGATGCGCAGGCGATCCAACTCTTCTCGCTGAGTTTTGAGCCACCAGCCAATGCCGGCGATGACAACTCCAAAAAGTATATTCAAGATTGCGTCAACTTCCATGGTTGGCTCCAAAAGGTTCCCGGCCATATTAACACGACGACGGCAGAAAAGAAATATCTCGGCAACACCTTGACCCCTGCTCCCATTCTGTTAACACTGCACAAACAAATGGAGGAACCACTGTGAAACACGAGTTAAAACAAATCGGGCCACGCATCCGCTCCGATATAGCTGAGATGCTGAAAGAGCATTGCGCCAGCCAGCGCGTCAGCGCGTCGTTGACGATAGAGCGACTGATCGTCGAGCATCTCAAGAAGGGTGGATATGTTGTCGAAGATTACAATCGGTATTGATCCCGGCTACCGCACCGGGGGCGTCGCGCTTCTGGGTGACGGCTTCGCTGAAGTGCACGACCTGCCGGTCTACACCGAGGGCGGCGTCGACGTGATCGCGCTGCTCGACATCATTAACAGCGCCGGGCCGGTTGAGCATATTTGGCTTGAAAAACAACAGGCTATGCCGAAACAGGGTGTGGTGTCGGTGTTTAAGCTGGGATTTGCCTACGGCCAAATTTTAACGACAGCCGCACTGTCTGGCCACCCGTACAGCGAAGTGCGGCCCGCCAAGTGGAAGTCGAGCATGAATTTGCCGAAGGACAAGGACGCGGCGCGCCGGCAGGCTCAGCAGTGGTTCCCGGATCTCGCGCTGCGACTGAAGCGCAAGAAAGACGAGCACCGTGCAGAAAGTCTGCTGGTGGCAGCATTTGGGAGGGGAGAGAGATGAGTTATATTGTGGCCGTCGTTAAGGACGGAAAGACGTGCATTGAGATTGATGGGATCTACTTCAAAACGGAGGGGCTCGACGATGTAGCGCAATACATGCTCTGGAAGCACGACCAGCATAGGGAGCGTGGGTATAAGGCGCTTGTTCTGGAAGTTAAGCAGACCTTTACAGAGGTGGGCCGTAAAATCGAAGCAGATATTTTAACGGGTAAAAGTAACGGATATTTTGACGGGTAAAAGATGACTGTAAAACTTGATATGACAAACGAGGCGTATCACCTCGAGCCGTCGCTGAGCGCCAGCGGCGCTAAGAAGATCGCGCTGGGCTCGCTGGCCGAGTTTAAATACGGCGAGTTTAAGAGCAACCCGGCGTTTGATACAGGCACGGCAACGCACACGATGGTGTTCGAGCCGCAGAACGCGGAAAGTATTTGGTGCGGGCCGGAGACGCGCCGCGGCCTCGACTGGAAGCGCAAGAAGCTAGAGGCCGAGGAGGCTGGCGCCTTGCTACTCACGGAGGGCGACTACCGTCTGGCCGCTGACATGGCGGAGGCGGTGCGGTCAAATCGTGCAGCCGCGGAGCTGCTCAGCGGCGACCTTGTGTGCGAGGCCAGTATATTCAGCAAAGATCCGGCGACCGGCGTCGAGATGCGGTGCCGCCCGGACGGATGGCGCCGTGACATCGGCGCGCTGATAGATCTCAAGACTACTATTGCGTCAGACCCGGAGGGCTTTGCAAAGCAATGCGCAAACCTGGGGTATCATATACAGGATATGTTTTACCGCCGGTGCATGGAAAATGCCGGCTTTGAGATAGACCGCTTTTGCTTCATTGCGGTTCAAAAGACCCGTCCACACCTAGTGGGCATATACGAATTGGACTGGGCCAGCCTAAACGAAGGGAAGGCCGCAGTGCAGTACGCTCTCGAGAAATATCGCAAGGCGAGCGAGAGCAACGAGTGGGGCTACGATTTTGGGGACTTGAAAACGATCCAAATTCCGCGCTACTCATTCAAGTTCAGTCAGATTGACTGAGAAACGGCAACCATAGTCTAGGAGACAACATATGCCAATATCATTCGGATCAGGTTCAGAGGGTTCCGGGAGCTCACTATTCATACGATCAAATTTACCGCAAAACCGTTGGTGGGTTAAGACGGAGGCCGGCGACGAGAACATCGACATGTCTCGTGGCTTCGCGGTAGACATCAAAAACGTACAGTTCGGCTGGCTGCACATCGACATCGGCGTGCGCGACTGGCAGCCCTGGCCGTCACCCTCGGAGCAGATCCCGCGCCCAAGCGAGGTCTACAAGCAGGGTTTCGAGGTTAAGTGCTGGCTCGTCGACGGTCGCGAGGCTTCTTTCAGCGGCAACTCGTATGGCCTCGGGCAATTCATCGCCAAGCTGTACAATCAGGCTGAGCAGGCTCCCGAGTTTGCGACGCAGATCCCAATCGTGCAGGTCACAAGCTCAACGCCGATCGTGATCGGAAAGGGCACATCATATGACGTGGGCTTCAACATCTCGAAGTGGATCAACCGCCCAGAGAACGGCGCTGAACACCCGGCGGCGGCAGCGGCACCCGAAATGGCGCCCGCACCAGCTCCGGCTCCGGCCGCAGCTCCGGCAGCCGATAATAACTTCGGTTTCTGATAACGTGGCCGCCTGCCTCGGTGGGCGGCCAAACAAAGGGGTGGGAAGATGAGCGAGAGATACTTCAGCAAAGTTGCGGAGAGCGCAGTGGCCGACGTGGCCGGTGCGATCAAGGGAAGCCGCAACGAAATTTTAAACAAGGCCGCATTCAGCTTAGGCCGACACGCGCACATGGCGCCGGCAAACCTAGACGCGGCACTCATGGAGCTGCACAGCGCGGCCAGGAACATGGGCCTCCAAGATCACGAGATCAAGGCGACAATCGGAAGCGGATTTAAGCGCGGCGGCGACAGCCCGAAGGAGCTCGAAAACTCCGACGCGCTGCCGTACACGCCGTCAGAGTTCGAGCGCCTGATGACGCGCCTGGCCGCCAAGGAAGTTTTGGCGCGTGACGACGAGAGCCGCGCAGATAAGATGCGCAAGGCGCGCGAGATCTGGGAGCGGGGCGTAACAATTTCGCGTGACAATGTCGACGCCGTGCGTCCGGCGCTGCTCTACCTCAACTCGCGGGGCCTGAGAGCCAGTACAGCCTCGCATGCGGCGCGGTTTAACCCGAATATATACGACGGCCCCGCAATTATGTTTCCCGCGCTCAGTCCAAGCGGAGAAGTGTGCGGCGTGCAGAGCGTGCTGCTCACACCCGACGGCCAGAAGCGAGAGCACAACGGCATTACAAAATACAGTAGGGGCGTCATTGCTGGAAATGTAATGCGGATCGGAGATGAGCACGAGGGCGGCGTCATCATCATGGCCGAGGGGCCAGAAGATGCGCTGAGCGTGTACCAGGCGGTCGGAGACGAGGCGACAGTCGTCTGCACATTCGGCAAGGCTGGCATGTCAACTTACCCGGTGCCGCGCGCATCTGACGTTACGATCTGCGCCGACCCCGACCTTGACGTGGATGCGGTGGCCGACGTGCTGCGCGGCGACGGCAGCACCGACGTGCACGTCGTGCGCTTCGACATGCTGGGCGTCGACGGCGTGAAGGACGCCAACGACTACCTGCGCGAGACGTCCGCCGAAAAATTGCGTGAGGCATTGGCGCTGGCCAAGCCGGTCGCGCAGGTGCAGGCCGAGATCGCGCAGTCAGAGCGCAGCTACCCGACGCCATACGATCCAATCGACCCGGCGAGCATACCGGCGCGGCGCTGGATATACGGGCAGCACTACATCCGGTCAAACGTGTCCGTGCTGGCATCGGCTGGTGGCGTGGGCAAGACGTCCATGCAGATCGTGGAGGCGCTGGCAATTTGCACCGGCAGGCCGCTGCTCGGTGAGACCGTGCACGAGCCGTGCAATTGCTGGATAATTAATTTAGAGGATCCGCTCGAGGAGCTTCAGCGCAGGGTCGCGGCGGCGATGATGCACTACAACGTCACGGCCGACGAAATCCGGGGCAAGCTATTCCTGGATGCGGGCCGCGATATGAACATCATATTCGCCAGACAGGATCGCGAGGGCATCACCGTCGACGACGCGCTGGTCGACTATCTGACGGCCAAGATTTCGGAGAATGAAATCGGTCTGGTCTCGATCGACCCGTGGGTTGCTGCTACAGCCGTGGGAGAGAATGATAATGTCGCAATGAACGCCGCCGTCGGGGCCGTGCGTGCCGTGTGTGACGTTACAGACTGTGCGGCATCCCTCGTTCACCACATACGCAAGGGCAACGGCGACGACGCCACGGTCGACAGCATACGCGGAGCGGGCAGCCTTATCGGCGCAGCCCGTGCAGCGCGCGTCATCAACCGCGTGTCTCAGGAGGACGCGCTCAAGCTGGGCGTGTCCGAGACTGAGGCGCTGGGCATATTCCGTGTCGACGACGGCAAGTCTAACATGGCGCCGCCGGCAGCGAAGGCGGTGTATCGGCGCATGGTCGGCGTGCAGCTGCCAAACAAAGAATATGTGGGTGTGGCTGAGCCGTTCTCTATGCCTGACCTTTTCGACGGGGTGAGCGCCAAGGACGCGATGAAGGTGCAGCGTGACGTCGGGCAGTGCGCCCAGCGCGGCGAGTTTATGCGCCAAAACCCGCAGGCAAAGCAGTGGGTGGGCAACATCGTGGCGCTACACCTCGATTTAGACGTGGACAAGAAGCACGAGAAGGCCAAGATCAACGCGATCGTCAAGAAGTGGATCGAGACAGACGTGCTGCGCATCGAGCGTGAGAAGGACCAGCGCACGGGGCGTGAAGTGCCGGTGGTGGTCGTGGGGACGTGGATTACGGGCGAGGAGGCAGGTTTATGATTAAGGCGTGTGGGTATAAGACGTGCTGCAACTTCTTCACGCTGGGGCGGAAAAAGAAATTCTGTTCAGAGCGGTGCAATTTAAACGATGCTAAGCAGGCGTGGAGGCTTCGCAACGCCGGGGCGTATAGAGCTGGCGAAAACAAACGCAAAAAGAGGAAGTACGAAACCGACGCGGAGTACCGCCAAAAATGCATAGATCGCTCTAGCGAAACCTATAAGAAGCTGCCCCCATCTCAAATTAGGCAGCGCAGCCAAGATCATCGTGATCGCGACCCGGACGCCCATCGTGAATACATGCGAAACTATATGGCGGATCGCGCCGCCAATGATGTGGAGTTTAAGCTCAAAGGAGTGCTGCGCGCTAGAGTGAGAGCGGCAATCGTAAACAACGGTGGCCAGAAGTCACATAAAACCGCGCAACTTGTTGGCTGCTCAGTCGCGCAACTACGCCAGCACCTCGAGGCGCAGTTCACCGACGGCATGACGTGGGACAATCACGGCGAGTGGCACATAGACCACATCAGGCCGTGCGCCTCGTTTGACCTGGCAGACGCAGAAAAGCAACGCGAGTGTTTCAATTACACGAATTTGCAGCCACTGTGGGCCAAGGACAACTTGGCTAAGGGGGCGAAGACGTTGTGATAGAATTCGATGACAAGGCGGCAATGGATCTCGAGGATGAGGATCTCATCATGGCGGTCTACTGGTCCGACATATTCAGAGCCTGCGCCATCGAGTTTCAACCCGATCTTATGCAGCCGCGCACCGTCGAGGAGCGGATGCGCGTGCAGGAGATTATCGTGGCGACCATGCAGTGCCTGGAGCACGCATTGGTGCGCCTCGACGATCAGATGGTGGAGGTGCGCAGTGGTGCGGAGTTGTTGCATTAATACTTCCACACTTACCACACTTGTGGTGTGGGGGGGTGTGGTGTGTGTGGAGAATAAGGCCATTTCACGTTCCACACCACCACCCGCTATTGTATAGCGTGGTGTGGTGTGGTGTGTGGTGGCGTTTTGAATTGGGTGTGGTTAACATTAGCAACGAAGGGGGAGTGGTATCATGGCAGCGAAGGTGAGTGGGAAAGCAAAGGCGGGATATGCGAAGGCGCGGAAAGATCGTGGGACGTTTGAGACCGGCACACAGAGCAAGCCGATCTC